CCACAGCCCCATGCACAAACACCTTGCGTTGGCCTTGGTCATTGCGTTGGCCCAGGCCCCAGTTCATGCCCAGCAAACCGCCTGCTTCTCAACCATCGAAGGGTGGGGGTGCGTTGGCCCCAATGGCACCACTCAACTGCAACCCACCGTTGTCCCTGGCCAATGGGCTGTCAGTGGACAAACCAAAGACGGTGGTTTGTATGGGTGCCAGGCGACGACGACCCTCAGTGGTGACGTCGTATCCACCTGCCCATGAAAGAGCCCTACCAGCTGTTGATACAGGTCTCAGCACGTCTGTTTGCTGACGGCCATACCAACTTGGCTCAAGACGTCAGACAGCTAGCCCTCAGATGGACGCCAGACCGGGAGAAAATCCTGATCCACGGCCAAGAAGAGGACTACGGCTTTGACCCTGACTGCGACCCTCAACACCCACTACACGACACATGACTACCGAACCCACTGAACTGCAACTGATGGAGCTGTACCGGGACTGGTGGAAAGACAGTTACGGCGGCAGCCCCAACAACCAGAACACGATCATCGCTGCAGCCTTTGCCCGCCATGTGTTGGCCACGTTTGGAGAAAAGTCCGATGACTGACCTTTCCCCCGCAGCACAAGCGGTGCTGGATGCTGTTGATCAAGTTCCTCGTGTTCTTAACTGCACCCAGGATCACCCGTTGTTTGCCGCTGCCGCCCTGCGAGCTGTTGCGGATGAGGTGGTGCCTTACGAATCACTGAAAGGCTGTGATCAAGAAGCGTGGTTACGCGACGAAATACGCCAACAACTTCTCGCCATCGCTGCAGAGCTGGAGGGTCTCGATGACTGAGTCACAGGTCATGGCACGGCTCAGGCACGAGATCCTGACCGTCCTGTTCAAGATCTACCCACGGGTGCTGACCCACCCGCAGCTGGTCGCTGAGGTGCAGGTACCCTTCCTCACCCGTGACAAGCAATGGCTGCAGGATGCAGTCAAGGAACAGATCCAGGTACTGCAGCAGGCCAGCCTCTTGCGCCCCAGCCAGGGGGGTTACACCCTCACTGACCGTGGTCGTATGGACAGGCAGCAGGCAGCCAGGTTTCTAAGCAAGAAGATCAACCCACCAACCGACGCAGCATGAGCAGGATCAATGAGTTCGACCGGCGAGCTGAGTCGATCACGCACGACAGGGCAGCAGACTATGGCGACCCTCGGGTCAGCTTTGATCGCATTGCCCTGATGTGGTCAGCCATCACGGGGGCAGACATCACTGCCCACCAGGTGGCTCACATGATGATCTGCCTCAAGCTGAGCCGGCTACAAAACACACCCGATCACCTCGATTCCTATGTCGACATCGTCGGCTACGCAAGATGCGGTGTCCTCTGTGGCCCGCAAGAGCCCAGCTGAGATCAAGTTCGGCACTGACCTGGTCGGTCGCTGCATGGCTGCCTACTGGCAGGACCGTGAAGCATTGATCGACGGGCACAGTCGGATGCAGGCAGTGATGACTGTCATTGCTGAAGAGGTGCGCACCTGGGCACCTGACCCAGGCCAAGCACGCATCTGCCACCTGGCCATCAACGAGGTGGCTGACCGCCTTATCCGTGATTCCCATGCCGTATGACCCCAGCTGGCGGAAGGAAGACGAGGCCCGAGTCGCACGACTTGAGCGCCTGTACTTCCTTGATGGCCGCAAACACCTGCCCTATGGGCACCCACTGCACGGCACCTACACCGGACTCCATGAGAAATACAAGGAGCACGGATGGTGAACCGAGGCAGGGACCATAACTTCACCCTGTACTGGGGTGAGGACAACGCACCCAACCTTGGTGAAGGCATCAGCCGTACTACCAAGGAGAACTCCAGTCTCTGGAGGATTGAGGTCAGCTTCGGTCACGGTCGCCCCATGCGGGAGTTGATCCGTGCCGTCAATCACAACCAAGCACGGTACTTTGCAAAGAACCGTTACCCATCTGCCACTAACATCACACTCATCGGTAAAGCCAATGACTCAAACATCCAACCGTCTACCTGAGAACGTCTACGTCCTTAAGGAACAACCACCAATCAAAGATGACAGCGATGCCAAGGGTTATGTGCTGTACTTCAAGCCAGGCTTTGGCTGGTACGCAGGCTTCTGGCACACGCCACACATGGATGGCACCACGCACTGGACCTACCTGCCAGAACGCCCGCCAGAACTGGAAGATGCCAAGGTCAAGAGAGAGAAGGCATACCAGGCATGGATGAAACTTTTCCCTACTGAGTTTGATCCTGCTGCTGATGCCTTGATCCGCCTTGGTTTTAACGCCGGCTGGGAACGTGCGAACTGAAGAGGACCAACTTCTTCTTGAACAGAAGGAGATGCTCATGCTCGGGGCAGATCGTTATGAACTGCTCCGCAACAACCGCATCGCCAAAAAGATGGAGTCCCTCTCCACCTACGGCAATGCATTAGTGACCATGGGTGTGGATGGTGTGGTCGCTGAGATCAGGCACCACCGCAAGCGGCTGCAGGAGGGCAAGGCAGGTGTCTACTACAGGGACCTGCAACCCCTGCTCACCCTGGCCCCGCACAAGATCGCTGCCTGTGCGTTGCGGGTGGTGGTCGACAGCATCAGTCAGCCCATGCGCCTGACCCCTCTGGCCTTGTCGGTAGGGGAAAAGCTATGGGTCGAAGCCATGCTGGCCCGTGCCAGCAGGTGGGAATTGGCCAACCACAAACGGGTCCGTGGTCGCTTTGAGCAGAAGGTCAATGACATCAAGCGGATGTCAAACACAGAGACCTGGACGACAGAGCAGCGGTCGGCAACGGGTGCGTTCCTGGTGTCGGTCATTGCCCAGAAGACAGGGCTCATCAAGTTGGAAAAGGTGCGCATCGGCATCCGCACAATTACCTATGTGCGGGCAACGGCCGAGTGCTTCGACTTCATCGGCAAGGTCAACGAGACAGGGCAGTTCCTCTGCCCCTTCCAGTTGCCCATGCTGGTGAAACCCAGGGACTGGAATGATCCAATCTCAGGCGGCTACCTCACTGACATACCCAACAGCACCCTGCTGAAGGACAACAGTGAGATGGTTGCCCAGTACTGCAGTGGTGGTGAGCCTTTCATGAAGGCCACCAACCACCAGCAGTCCGTCGCATGGCAGGTGAATCGGTGGGTGCTTGAGCATCTTGAACATGCGTGGGAGAAGAACATCTCAGTCGGCAAGCTGATGCCCCGTGAGGGGTGGCAGCCGCCGCCTTATCCGAAGCACCTGCCTGAGGGTCACCCAGACATCACTCAGTGGCGCTTCAACGCACGGCAGATCCACGAGAAGAACGACAAGACCAGGAACAAACGCATCGCCCTGGCGAAGCAGTTGTGGCTGGCTCGTCGCTTTGCGGATGAGCAGGAGCTGTACTTCCCCATGCAGCTGGACTTCAGGGGGCGGTACTACTACAGGCCGCCGTTTCTGAATCCCCAGACCAACGACGTCGGTCGTTCCCTGCTGCAGTTCGCCAACGGTCAGCCCATTGCCAATGAACAGGAAGCCGAATGGCTTTGGGTTCATGGCGCCAACCTCTACGGGTACAGCAAGCACAGCTGGCGTACCCGGTTGGACTGGGCACACCAGAACAAGGAAGCAATCTGTCGCTCCGGCATGGAGCCATGGCAGATGACTGAGTTCTGGGCACAGGCCGATGACCCGTGGCAGTTCCTTGCCTTCTGCCGTGCCGCATACCAGTACGTCGAAAAGCGTGGTGCCTACCGGTGCCAGCTACCTGTCGTCCTGGACTGCACCTGCTCTGGCATCCAGCACTACTCAGCCCTGCTCCGCAATGAACAGATGGCTGAGCTGGTGAACCTGATGCCCAGCGACCACCCACAGGACATCTATTCCCGTGTGCTGGCTGCTGTCCTTGAGCACCTGCGGGCTGATGTGGACAACCCACACGCCCGCTCCTGGCTGGAGCTGCAGCCTGACCGCTCCCTCACCAAGGCAGTGGTCATGACCATGCCGTACTCAGCCACCAGGCAGACAGTGTTCAAGCACTGCCAGGTCTGGTCGTTTGAGCGGACGCTGCAGCTGTACGGCACAGACGGATGGCACTTCAAGGACGGTGCCATCGCAGCCATGCACTACATGGCAACCCTGCTCAGCAATGAGACGGCCAACATGATCGGCCCAGCCAAGGCAGCAATGCACTGGTTCAAGCGGGTTGGGGCACTGGCTGGTGAGAGCAACACGCCTATGCAGTGGACCTCTCCATCAGGCCTGACCATCAGGCAGCAGTACCCCAACATGCGCCGTGTGCTGATCAAGCTGCACCATCTATCCCCTGTGCTCGGGCGCTTTGCCTTGAACATCGAGGAGCTTGGCCTCAACCCCAAGCGGATGGGCAATGGCCTCAGCCCGAACATCATCCACTCACTGGACGCCAGTCATATGGCGCTCACGACAGTCGATGCGTTCGCCAAGGGTGTGGTCAATCTGGGTGGCATCCACGATTGCTTTGCCACCACACCAGCTGAGATGAGCAGGGTGCGGGACTCTGTCCGCAACACCTTTGCTGCCATGTACTCCGAGGACTGGTTCACCACCATCTCCTCTGAGCTGTTGGCCCAGCTGCCAGCTGAACTGCACAGCAAACTGCCCGAGCTTCCCGCAGTTGGAAACTTCGACATCGACCTGGTCCGCAGGTCCAACTACTTCATCACCTGACCATGAACTACAACCTGATCGACAAGCTGAAGCTGACCACCCCTGTCGCCAAGCTGAAGTACCCCAAGCTCATCGAACCCGAGACCAAGTTCAACCCTGAGGGTGTCTACAAGGCGACTGCCGTCATCGACTCAGCTGAGGCCGCGGCCCTGGCTGATGCATTGGACGATCTGCTCACCCGCCACAAGGCATCGCTCAAGCAGCAGGACCCCAGCAAGAAGGACTGGAAGCTGGCTGACCTGCCCTATGGGTACGAGGAGATCGACGGCAAGCCCTGCTTTGTCATCAAGACCAAGATGAAGGCCAAGGGCATTGACCGTGACGGTCGCGCCTGGTCCTCGGTGCCCGCTCTGTTTGATTCCAAGGGCCAGCCAGTCCGTGACCGTGAGTCCCTCAAGGGCATGTGGTCCGGCACCGTGGCCAAGGTGAACTTTGAGGCCTGCCCCTTCTATCAGGCAGCACTTGGTGCCGGCATTACCCTCAGGTTGAAAGCCGTCCAGATCATTGACCTGGTCGAAGGTGGCGGCAGCGCAGAGAGCTTTGGCTTTGGCGAAGAAGACGGATGGACTGGCACCACGTCGGAGGCAACGCCGTTCGACAGCACGACGTCCATCGCCTTCGACGAGTCGGACTTCTGATTACCGCTCCAAGTTTGAGCAGCAAGTTGCTGGCTCATTGAACAAGCGGGGCTTGCCCTTCAACTACGAGGGGCAGGTCCTGCCTTACGTCATCCATGCCCAGTACACCCCTGACTTCATCCTGCCCAATGGGGTGATGGTTGAAACCAAGGGGCTGCTGACACCAGAGGACCGGCGAAAGATGATCGCAGTCAAGGCCGCACACCCTGACAAGGACATCCGGTTCTGTTTCATGCGGGCTGACACCAAGCTGTCCCGTAGACCTGGCGCCCTGGCCTATTGGCAATGGGCTGAGCGCCACGGCTTCCTCTGGTGTGAAGGCCACATACCCACCACCTGGTACACCCATGCCATCCAAGTTCCTGAGGCATGAACCATGCCCGGAGTGCAATAGCAAAGACAACCTGGCCCGCTACGACGACGGTCACGCCACCTGCTTTGGGTGCGGGTACCAGGAGCAGCCGGCCAAGCAAGAGAAGCTGGAACCCATCGCGCCGATGGCCCCTTTGACAACACCGCTGCTGGAGTTTGTCAACGTCAAGGACCTCGGCAAGCGTGGAATCCTTGCTGAGACCTGCAAGTTGTACGGCTACGGCACCAGCGTCCACAACAACGTGCCCGTGCAGGTCGCCACCTACCGCAACCAACAGGGCAAGGAGGTGGCCCAACACCTGCGTGATGCCAACAAGCGATTCCGCTGGCTGGGTGACACCAGCAACATGCAGCTCTGGGGCCAGCACCTCTGGCGTCAAGGCATCGGTGGCAGTGGTGGTGCCTTTGTCGTTGTCACCGAGGGCGAGATCGACGCCATGTCGGTCAGCCAGGTGCAAGGCAATCGCTACCCCGTGGTGTCCCTGCCCAATGGGGCGCAGTCAGCCAAGAAATACCTGGCCGCCAACGCCACCTGGCTCAGCCAGTTCCAACGGATTGTGCTGTGCTTTGACAGTGATGAGCCTGGCCAGAAGGCGGCAGAAGATGCACTGACTGTCCTGCCCCTGGGCAAGGCAGCCATCTGCCGGCTGCCCCGCAAGGACGCCAACGAGATGCTGCTGGCAGGGGAAGGTGACACCCTGCGTGACCTGCTGTGGAAGGCCACACCATCCCGGCCCGACGGCATCGTCAATGCCAGCGAGCTATGGGAGGAGCTGATCAAGCCGGGTGCTGTCTCCATTTGTCAGTACCCATGGCCTGTTCTCAACGCCATGACCCGTGGCTTCAGGAAAGGGGAGATGACCACCATCTGCGCCGGCAGTGGCGTGGGTAAATCATCCGTCTGCCGGGAGATTGCCCATCACTTCCTGCGCCAGGGCCTGCGTGTTGGCTACATCGCCCTTGAGGAGTCCACTAAACGCACCATGCAGGGCATCGTTGGCATCGAACTCAACAAGCCCATCCACCTGGATCCCACCCTGGCCACCCAGGAGGAACTGCGTGATGGCTTTGAGCGGGTGCTTGGCACCGGTCGCTGCTTCCTGTACGACCACTTCGGGTCCATGGACCCAGAGCACCTCATCAACAAGATCAGGTACCTGGCCGATGCAGAGGGCGCAGACCTGGTGATCCTTGACCACCTGACCATCGTGATCAGTGGCCTCGCTGACCTCGATGAACGGCGTGCCATCGACGTCACCTGCACCAAGCTGCGCCAGGTGGTGGAGCAGTCAGGCATCGGCCTAATCCTGGTGTCCCACCTCAAGCGACCAGAAGGCCGCGGCCATGAAGAGGGTGCTCAGACCTCCCTGTCGCAGCTGCGTGGCAGCCATGCCATTGCCCAGCTGTCGGACATGGTGATCGGCGCTGAGCGCAACCAGCAAGGCGACGTGGCTGAGCGCAATGAACTGCAGCTAAGGGTCCTGAAGAACCGCTTCAGCGGGCAGACAGGACCCTGCGACAAGCTGCTCTATGACCAGGACACCGGTCGACTGGTCGTCCCTATGTCCCATTACTTCGGCACCTAACCCACCATGAATTGCCCCAAGTGCAACTGCGACCTCATCCGCACCACGATGAGCAGGCACTACCGAGACGATGCTGTCATTCGCAGGAAGAAATGCACGAGCTGCAGCCATGCCTGGTACACGATGGAGACAAAGATCCCAACGGAAGCCGTCACCCACGCCAGGACCTACGAAGGGATGTCCACCTTCAAGCTGCACAAAGACTTTGAGGACCTGGCCTACTCATGAAACAGGACTTCTTCACTGCCCCTGGCCTGCGCATCCAGCGGCAATGCGACAAGTGGAATGGCCCGATGTATCTGGCATGGAAACCCAACGTCTCCATGTGCTTCAAGGATCGCAAGGCCCTGCTCAAGTTCTGCTCTTGGCCACCCAAGACACCGACAGGTGACCGCCTGCGGGAATGGCTGAACAGTTTTGACGAAACAACGGACACGTCCGTACCTGCTACCGACACGTCCCTTTCCCCTGAACTGCTGGCCACTGGCTTTGGGCCTGAGTGCCACGACGTCGACAACGACAACACCCGCACCGTCATCTGATGGACAACCTCATCACGCTGTCCTTCTGCATCTTCGGTGCAGTGGCTATCGGCATCCTCTACATCGCAACCATCCACCCCTAATGACCCTCCTCATCGACGCTGACTGGCTGCTTTACTCCGCTTGTGCTGCCAATGAATGTGACATCCGTTGGGATGAATGGACCCACACCCTTCACCTTGAGCAGGGCGACGTCAAGGACTACATCAGCAGCAGGCTGTCCTTCTGGCGGGACGTCACCTTCGACAACGACCTGATCCTCTGCTTCTCCGACTACCCCACCTTCCGTCACGAGATCCATCAGGAGTACAAGGCCAACCGCCTTGGCAAACGCAAGCCCCTTGGCATCAGGGACCTGCGCATCTGGATGGAGCAGACCTACCCAGCCCGTACTTACGCAGGCCTGGAGGCTGACGACGTGCTCGGTCTGCTGGCCACCAATGGCACGCTGTCCAACCCCATCGTCATCTCACCTGATAAGGACATGCGCACCGTGCCGTGCCAAATCCTGGTCAATGACCAGATCGAAGTCATCCACCCCGTTGATGCAAACCGTGCATGGATGACCCAGGTCCTGACCGGTGACAGCACCGACAACTACCAAGGCCTCAAGGGCTTTGGCCCTGTCACTGCAACCAAGGCCCTGGCTGATGCGGTCACATTGCCTGAGCTATGGGACAAGGTGCTTGGTGCTTACAAGAAGGCTGGTCGTACCTACAGCGATGCCGTCCACATGGCCAGGCTCTCCCGCATCCTGCGCCACGGTGACTACGACTTCGACACCAGCACCATCAAGCTATGGGAGCCAGATGCCGACCCTCTTATGAAGGTCGACCAGGCATCCCAATAGTTTCGTAGATCTGCATGAGGCGAGGATCAGCCTTCACTGCCTTGCTTTGCTGCACATCCTCCCTGGCAATGCGTGATGCCGCCAAGGCCTCGGTCAGTCCCATGCCGAGGCCCTTGCCGACACCTGCGGCACCGCCACCAGTCATCGCAGGTGAGCACATGTCAGCGTCCGCGTCGCTTCTTTGCCATACCAGCTTCGCTCAAGGCGATGGCCAGCGCCTGCCGCGGGTTCTTCACCACAGGGCCACCTTTGCCGCTATGCAGTTCGCCCTTCTTGTACTCACGAAGAACAGCGGCAACCTTCTTCTCACCCTTGCCCTTCATTGCTTGACCCTTTTGGAGACGACACCAGCCAGGATCTCAACGACCCGGTAGACACGAACAATAAGGCGGCTGTACTTGTCCAGCTGTTGGTTGTCCTTCGGTGTCGGGGTCATGTTCACCCACACCATTGCCGCCGCATGAATGGCCACGGCCAAGGCGACGTAGTCAGCAACCCGATCCATCATGCTCCGGTCGGTGTACCTTCCCAGCCTGCCAGGCCTCAGCAAGGTTGTCCCCTGCCTCCTTGGCAAACCACTTCGCTGCTGCCGACTGCTGGTGCCACAGCTGGTTCAACAGCTCAGCTGCAGCCATCAGCCCATCCAAGTTCTCGTCGTCGTACAGGTCCTGCAGTAGACGCTGCGTCGCCTCTTTGCGGAGAGCCAATTCCAGTGGCATCTCCAGGGCGTTCATTGATGCGGTACCTCTAGCCTGGTCACCCTCTGCTCAAGGTTGTTCAACCGACCAAAGGTCTCCTTGCGGTCAGCCTTGATGTCGATGTGCAGCTGCTCCAACCTGCTGGCCACGTTGTCCACACTGGCGGCCAAGCGGATCACAGCATCCCTGCCTTCACGGCCTCGGGTGCCCATCGCGCCAATGCCCATGGCACCGACCGTGATGGCTGCACCCACTACAGCTGCCGCTACCTCGATCACTGCCAGTCGTTAGCTACGACAGCAGCCTATCTCCTGCTGCCAAGGCCGCCAATCAGCGACCCTGGCCCCTGCTCTTCTTACGGCCAGGCCTCGGCTTGCTCCTGACGGAGTTGCCGATGCTGGTCTTCTTGTACTTGGCACGAGACTTGAACTCGACCTTGGCAGTACCAGCCTTTGCTTTGACGGCCAACAACCAAGAGGCAGTGCTCCGTCAATGTATCCCTAAAGGACTGGCATTTCATACTCCTGAGTGTTGGCGGCATAGTGTTTCCAGATCACCTGAGCAGTGTTGCCAGCCCAAGCCGCGGCTTGAGTGACAGGTATCCCAGCCTCCAACCATCGGCTGATGGCGACGTGCCTCAGGTCGTAAGGCCGGTACCGCTTTTTGATTAAGCCAGCCTGATGCAGCTGCCCCATCTTCTTGGTGAAGAAGCTCTGGAAAGCCAGGCGGTTCCACGGAAAGACGTACTCACTGTCCCGCGGCAGCTGATCCAGGATCTCCTGGGCCCGAGCATTGAGAGGCACCCACCTCTTCTTGTTGGTCTTGGTGCTGTTCTTGTGCCCATGGGTCAGGGTGTAGTTGCTGTGGATCAGCAGCCGCCCTTCCTGAATGTCCGCCCATTTGCAGGCCCTGGTTTCCCCAGTGCGAAGGGCTGTCTGCAGCATGAACTCCGCAAACAACGACCAGTTCGTCGCCTTGTAGGTCTGCTTGCTTTCAAGGGCAACCAGCACTAACGGCACCTCCTCCCTTGGAATGACGACGATCTCATGGTCCTTCTGTGGGGCCTTGGGCATCCTGAAGTTGGCCACGGGGTTCTTCGGCAGTAGGCCGACGTCCTCCGCAGCAGCCCATCGGTACAGGCTCCGCACATACATGCAGACCCTGCGTGATGACTGCACAGGCTCTTGCTTCAGCAGCCACGTCAACACCTGCCTGCCTTCTGCGAAGGTCTGAACAGGGCAACGGGCCAACCACTTCGTGACCTGCGTGTAGTCGCTGGTCAGGCTGGTGGGGCAAAGGGAAACGCTGCGCTCGTCTACAAACAACTTCCACGCCTCGGAAAGCGTGTAGTCGCAGACAGGCGCAGCAGTCTCTGCGCGATACAATTCAGGCATCGGTCCAAGTCAGTGGGTCGATCAAGGATCAGGGTGTTAGCGCACCGCTGATCCAAACCATTCATAGCACACTAAGCGGCTTGAGGTGCCCAGGGCAGGCCGGAAGCTTTGCTAGGGGCACGCTGTTCATCGAGCTGGGCGAGCAGTGCCTGGCCGATTTCCAGCACCTTGTCGCTGCCAAGGGCTTCCTTGACCCAGCCGATCACCTGCTCTTCGGTCAGGTCAGCGAAGGGGATCAAAGTTTCAGGGCGCTCAAAGCCAATGGAGCCATAGGCACCGGCGCGATACACCTGGTCTTCCGACACGGCGTCAATGGTGTAGTGGGCAGTGAAGACGTAGCCATCAGCGGTCTCCCGCTCAAGGTTGGCGATCTTCCAAGCAACAGAGACGGTCATTGGTGGTAGGTGGGATCGGTTGAATGATAAAGAGTGATGCCACCTGTTAAAGGCCGGTGGCCCGCCTGGTTAGTGAAGGTGACTACTGGGCAAAGGCTTCTAAATCATCAGCAATGAGATTAAGTTCGGTGCGTGCCACATAGGTGCATTGTTCACCTGCAGCACGAACGGCGGCGGCGATGGCTGGCAAATAGTGCCAATCATCAGGCTTGCCGCTGGCTGCCCGGTTAAACGCCCAGAACACTTCCTGGGCTTGTGGTGAGAGGTTAGACATAGAAGTGAGTAGGACTACGCACTTTCAAGAGCAGCCTTGATCTCTTCAGGGGAAGATGCCCCCTCAATCACGTCTTGGATCAAGGCGTACTTGTCGCGGATGGCTTGTCGCGCAGCTTCGGCTGCAGCGTGATCAGCACCAGGAATCTGCTTCATGATCACCTCGTCGTAGGGCTTGAACTCCTCAGAGCGTTGCTGGCGGCGCTTGTCGTGGCCAATGGCTTTGGCCTTGTCCAGGTTGATGTTGATCATTAGGCTGCCTCCTTAGCGGCGAAGTAAGCGTCGGCACCGATGCCGTAGCCGTCAGGGTTGCTGAAGTCGGCTTCCCACGCTTCGCGGAAGGTGCGGTCATCAGGGATGTCAGCAACATCAGCCAACAGGTAAGGGACGCCTGCGGGAACGTCTTTCTGGGCAACGTCCTCGATGGGAAGTTCGCCGGTGGGGATGATGACGGAAATGCCGCCGGTCTCGTTTTGGTAGATGATTTGGTTCATGGCTGTCATGGGTTAGCGGAAGATGGCGACATTGGTAAATCCGCAGTCAGCCAAGTTAGTGGCTGAAGTTCTTGTCTGAAGGCGAACTGATGTTGTCGCTGGGGAAGTCAGTAAAGTGTTTAATGTTATCCATGCCATAGTGGCCCAGTCGCCCATGCCAATTACCGAATAGTTGGCATCCGGCATCGCATTGGTGAAGTTAACCGTATAGTCCCCCGTCCCATTATCCGTAATGCTGCTCACGTTGCCGCTTGCACGGATGGACACGGTTGAAGTGCCGTTGAAGTTGACCCAGGCGCGGCAGCCGAATCGTGGGTAAAGGGTGGAACCACCTGGGATGACAGAGGAGATGGAGCCGTCGTTGGCAATCCTCATCCGCTCCGTCGGGCTGCTCGCTCCGTCGGCGGTAGTGGAGAACACTAACCTTGCTGGATGGTCACCCGATCCCCATGCGGCGGAATCGGCAATGCCTTCAATGGTTGCACCAGTGCCAAAACCGCTTCCATTTGAGCCATTAAACTCAATTCTCCCTAGCCCCCATGCGCTTGCGGTTAATGCCGTAAAACTGCCGTCAGTAGTTCCAATAGATCGTTGCAGCCTCAGGCACGCATTGGAGCCAGTGGTAGAGCCGGTTCCGGCATAATCAGTTACTGAAATTCCGCCTTGAGTATTATCGCCAGTGATAACGACTGCTAGCTTGTCATTGGCAGTGATGTTGCCAGAAGTCGAAGACGTGCCAACTAACAGGCGTCCCGAGCTGTCGATGCGGGCGCGTTCGGCAGAGTTTGTAAGGAAAGCAAGTTGTTGACTCCCAATGTAAGAAAGACCTGTACCTGTAGAACCAATCGCAATAGACGGGCTAGTAGTGGACCCGTTGCCATTGCTGTCAAAAATCGCAGTACTATTAACATCAAGCTGTCTTGCAGGACTAGTAGTGCCAATCCCTACTCGGCCTGAG